TAGATCTATAGAAGCTCTTACAGATAATAGAATTGGTATAGCTCCATTAATGGGTGAAGGTAAACCTTATGGTTCTTCTATGAAATCTAAAGTAGGACTGTTAGGCCCAAGTGCATCACAAATTTATAATGTATTTGATATTATGTATGATGTAGGTGGTAATTCATATAATCACTACACAGCAAGGAATGTGCGTAGATTGATTCCATTTCAGAATGTATGGTACTTAGATTGGTTATTTGACGATATAGAAAAAGGGCTTCGATAAATGAGTATAACAATTTCAGATACAGAACCACGAGTTCAATATACAGCAACAGCTGGACAAACTAGTTTTACAGTTGGTTTTGAATTTTTTGATAATGCAGACTTAAAAGTTTTTAATGGTACATCATTATTAACTTTTTCGGCATCACCAGCAAATGCAACACAATATTCGGTATCTGGTGCAGGACAAACTGGTGGTGGATCTATTACATTAGGTTCTCCTGGTGCAACAGTAAATGACATTATTACAATCTCAAGAGATTTAGCTATAGAAAGAAGTACAGACTTTCCAACATCTGGAGCTTTTCAAATTGGATCACTTAATACTGAATTAGATAAAATTATTGCTATGTGTCAGCAACTAGAAAGAGATCTTAAATTTTCTCCTAGAGCTGCTACTACAACATCAAATACATTTGATATTACATTTCCAAACTTAGTTGCTAATAAAGTTTTAGCAGTAAATAGTTCTGGTAATGGTTTAGAATTTACTCAAGATGTTACTGATATAATTACTATTGCAGGAATCGCTAGTGATGTAACTACAGTAAGTGGTATAGCAGCCAATGTAACAACTTGTGCAGGTATATCTAGTGATATTACAGCAGTTGCAAATGATGCAACAGATATAGGTGCAGTTGCAGGTAAAGCAACAGAAATTGGAAGATTAGGAACAGCAGATGCTGTAGCAGATTTAGCAATACTTGGTACATCAGATATTGTTACAGATATGAATTTATTAGCAACTTCTGCAAATGTAACAGCAATGGGTCTTCTTGCTACTTCTGCAAATATTACTGCTATGGGATTACTTGGTACATCTAGTAATGTTACAGCTATGGGTTTATTAGGAACAAGTGCTGTTGTTGAAGATTTATCACTATTAGCTAATGCAGATGTTATTGCTGATATGGCTTTACTTGCAGATAGTGATGTTATTGCAGATATGAACACACTAGCAACAACAGATATAGTTTCAGATTTAAATACTTTAGCAACAACAGATATTGTTAATGATCTTAATCAATTAGCTACAACAGACTTTGTATCAGACTTAAATGCTGTTGAAGGAATAAAAGCTAATGTAACAACAGTTGCAAATAATCTTTCTGGAATTAATAATTTTGCAGAAAGATATAGAGTTGCAGCTTCTGATCCAGGAGATAGTCTAGATGCAGGAGATCTTGTTTTTAATACAACGGCAAATGTTTTAAAATACTATAATGGATCATCATGGAACGCTATTGTTGCAGGTGCATTAACAGATGTTGTTCAAGATGGAACACCACAATTAGGTGGTAATTTAGATTTAAATAATAATGATATAACTGGAACAGGTAACATAAATATTACTGGAACAAGTAATGCTAAACCAGTTTGGGAAAGTAAATCTTCTGGATTTACTGCTGAAGCTCAAAAATCATATTTTATAGATACTTCAAGTGCAGCTGTAACAGCAACTTTACCATCATCAGCATCTATTGGTGATGAAGTTAGATTTATAGATGTTGCAGGAACATTTGATACAAACAATTTAACAATTGGAAGAAACTCTCATAAGATTCAAGGAGATGCTTCTGATCTAACTGTAGCAACTGAAAGAGCTGGTTTTGCTTTAGTTTATTATAATGCAGCTCAAGGATGGTTAATAAAGGATAAATAATTATGTCTAATTACGAAGCAGTTAAATATAATTTTAGTGGTGCAGACCTTACAGGTATCGAGGGTATTCCTACAGCTACTATTGTGCCTTGGTCTTCTGCTTCAGTGCCATCTGGTTTTTTAGAGTGTGATGGGTCAGCAGTATCAAGAACTACTTATGCAGATTTATTTGCTATTGTAGGAACTACTTATGGAGCAGGAGATGGATCAAGTACTTTTAATGTTCCTAATCTTGCAGACAATGTACCAGTTGGAAAATCAAATAACAAAGCTTTAGCATCTACAGGAGGAGCAAATACAGTTAGTGTATCGGGTAATATTTCTGGTAGTACAGCTAACGCATCTTTATCAATTAACCAAGCAGGTAGTCACAACCACAACATACCTTTAACTTCAATTACTAGTGGGGGTAACACTATTGCTAGTGGTATGAATGGTGGTGCAAACTCTAATGATGCTTCTGGTAATAAAGGTGGAAGTGGTGGTCACTCACACAATCTTTCAGCTAACTTTGTAGGTGATGCTAACTCAGTATTACAACCATATCTAACAATAATTTATGTAATTAAAACTTAGGAGATAAAATGGCAACAAACGCAAACTGGACAGTAGTATTTGATGATAAATTAATTATTAATCAAAATCTTAAAAATGAAGAAGGTTTTGGAACTGCTTATACAATTAGTAATGATGATTCTTTTTGGAATGATTCTAAATTTTCTAATATCTGGGCTATACAATATGGAACTTCTATTTCTTCTGATGAAGTAGAATATAGAGATACTACACCTCATAGTACTTTTGCAGATGCAAATGTAGGTAGTTTTGATGATTTTATTAATAAGTGGGATGCTGCACATCTAGTTCAATTACAATCTAATTGGGATAACAACAATGAAGATGGTGAAACTGAAGCTCAAAAAATTACAAGGTTAGGTGCTAGACCTACTGAATATTCTTCTTTATAGACAATCAAATACATTTTTGATAAAAATTTTTCGTGAAGAAAAAAAATGTAGAGTTTAAAGATCATATTGGAATATATGATGGATATATTTTAGATTCAGAATGTGATACTGCAATCGAGTTTTTTAAAAAACAACAATCTTTAAATAAAGCATACGATAGACTACAATCTGAAAATGCTAGTACTATCGTTAAAAACGATAAAGCAATTACACTTAATGAAGATGTTACTGCTTGGTTTGATGATTTTAAATCTTTACTAGTTAATTTTGATATAGCTTTAAGACACTATCAAGATTCAACAGGTATTCTTAGTGCTTATGGATTAGAAGGTTTTAAATATACAAATCTTAAAATACAAAAAACTATACCAAGTCAAGGTTATCATCTATGGCATTTAGAACATGGTCATGTTAAAGATAACGCATATAGAGCTTTGGTATATACTATTTATCTTAATGATGTTGAAGAAGGTGGAGAAACAGAGTTCCTTCATCAATCTATTAGAACAAAACCAGTCAAAGGTAGAATAGTTATTTTTCCTGCTGCTTTCCCTTACTTACATAGAGGTAATCCACCATTAAAAGGCGAAAAATATATTATGACTTCTTGGTTGTTATTGCCTCATTAATTTTTGAATGAGTTTCCCAGTCTGGTATTTCTTTTATATTTGCAACTAAATTATATCTATTAGTATCATCTGTTACTTTTGGTACTCCATGTAAAATATATGGTTCAAATATATAATAAGAACCGACTTGAGGTTTAATAGTTATTTTAAGTTCTGGAACAATTAAAGGACTACCTTCTGTTAAATATAAAATTATATGATAACTAAAATGTTGATGTAATTGTACATACTCATCTTTTACTAGTTCATTTCCCCATGCTTCTATTTGAGGTTTATTGGCATACCATTTTTCTTTATTAAATAAAGGATTTGTATTTTGATGTTTTTTTACTATGTAATTTAAAAATCTTTGAAACTCTGGTTTGTCATTAAAATAATTCCAATCAGTCTTTCCTCCTTTTACATTTGTAGTATTTCTTTCTACAATATTTGTTTTAATCATAGTAGTCATGTTAATCATATCTACTTTGTTGTCATAAACACCATGAGATATTTGAGTGGTTTTAGGATAAGTTACTGTAGTACTATAACTGTAATTTTCTTCGTCTTTAATTGGATCTATTATAATCATGTTTTNTTGTGATTACTCACAATTTTTAATTGATATTGTATGTTTAGCATATTTTAAATATAATTCAAACTATGCCTAGAAAAAAAACATATGCAGAACTATCTGCAGGTTTACGATTATCAGCTCATGAAAAACTATGCGCTGAAAGAATGAATAATATACTATCTTCTATGGAAAGACTTGAAAAAAAAGTAGAACAGTTAAGTGATCATGTATCTACTGGAAAAGGAATAGTTAAAGTACTTGTTGTTCTTGGTAGTCTTGCTGTAGGTATTCTAGGTTATTTTAATTTAAAATGAAATTTGTATTAGTAGTATGGGTTTGTACATTTACTAGTAGTCAATGTGGTCCACCAGTAAGTAATAATATAATTTATAACTCATGGAATGAGTGCGTTGTTGAAGCACTTAACTATAGTATTAATTTTCTTGCACAACAGAAAACTGAAGAAGTCAATGAATTTAGATTAGCAACTAAATTTTTGTGTAAGGAAATACAAAATGTTTAAGGGTCATAGAATAATTGTTATTGGGGATGCCCATGATTGTCCTCATATAACACAAGACAGATTTAAATGGATAGGTAAATATATTAAATCTGTTAAACCAGATTACATAGTACAAATAGGTGACTGGGCATCTTTTGATAGTTTAAGTTATTTTCAAAAAAATCATACTCAAGCAGGTAAACTTAAAGATGCTTTTATGGTAGATATAGATTCTTTAAGATCTTCAATAGATATATTAGATAAATACATTGATAATGATTTAATACCAAGACATATTACTTTTGGTAATCATGAACAAAGAGTTTATAAATTTGAAGAAGGCATACCAGAAATAGCAGGTATGATGAAGAAAGAGCTGCATGATTCTTTTGATAATCGTAAATGGAAACGATCTCCATATGGAGCTTTTAAAAATATAGGTGGTGTATCATTTACTCATTGTCCATTAAACATAATGGGTAAAGAGTATGGTGGTAAAAACTGTGAAGTACAAGTAGCTAATGATGCTACTAATGATATTGTATTTGGACATACTCATAAATTTAGAGATTGGAAAGCTCCTAAAATTGGTGATAAAAATTATGTTAGAATTGTAAATGTTGGATGTGCGTTGCCACATGGCCATGTAGAAGATTATGCTAAGATGAATTTAACTGGATGGTCTTGGGGTATAGTTGAACTCGGTATCTGGGATAACCATATACAAGAAAGTCAATTTATATCTATGGATAGACTGGAGAAACAATATGATAACTGATGGTACAAATTTTGCTAAATATAATAATTTTAGTAGCAACGAGTTTAAATGTAAATGTTGTGGAGAATTAAAAATTTCTGAAATAGTT